ACATCCGCAAATGTATTCCAAGGACTTGTGTTACGATCAGTCTCAAGTTGGAATTTTGGAATAGCGTAATTATTTGCCGCAGTTTCAGATGCTGTTGAAATGCCCCAGAGAGCCATGTGTCTTACCTATAGTTCTTTTTCTATTGATATTTATAAAAAAAGGAGACCTTGAATTTTGGTCCCCTTTATAATTTTAAGTTAAAAACTCAAGGTGTTAAATCCTTACCACCCTTTGCTTTTAGTTGTCCTTGAACTTGTAAAAGAATAAGTGAAAGAAGTCCATTTGCTTTTACTTTTGGATTTGCTCCAAGTGCTTCCGAAACTGCAAAAAGAACAGTTGCGATAAGTGCTTGATTAGCAAGTGCCCATGCGATGAGTACTGACATAATAACCTCGTGTGAATGAAACCTGGATTATTTAGTAAAAATCAATCAAATCTTGAACTTTGCATTTCACGACCTATTTCTCTTTGTCTTTCTGCTTGTGCTTTTTTTGTAGCAAGTTTTTTAGCAGGTGGATTTGCTGGTGGTTCTGGATTAACTTCGCTGGTGCGATCCTTTTTTACACCTCGCTTTGCTTTATGTTTGGCAATAGTTTCTCCACTTCTAGTCATCATTCCTTCTTCATTTCTAGACCTTACAAATTCTACTGCGGGATCACGGGGTTTTCTTGGAGTCCCTTTGTCTTCCCTTCTTCTTTCATCAATCATTTCACCTTCAAATTCAACCTCTTCAGGTCTATACTTATTATTTCTTGCTTTTTGTGCTTCAGGAGACATATTTGCAGGTTGAACAACAGCGCGTACAGCACCTTTTACTGCATTACCAACTGGATCTGCAAAATTCTTTTGGAAATTTTTTGCCCCTTGTTCTGGAGAAGTTCTTGGATTTGATAAGAGACTACCAACTGCTTTTGAAATTCCAACACTCAACCCAGCACCTTCTTTAACTTCCCCATCATCAGAAACCATTACAATAGGGTTTTTAATACCCAGACCAGATCTTAGTCTATTTCTAATCATCTCTTTCTTAGCATAATCACCTCTTGTATCTCTTTGTGGTTCAGAAGAATCACAAGCAGTTTCTTCTTTAACTTCATTTTTAACATGCTGAGGAAGACCTTCGTTCTTAGTAGAAGCAAACTTCTTTGCTTCATTAGAACTCATTTCTCCTGCAGCCTTTTTAACTTCGAGAGAAGCGTTTGGCATTTCACCTTTTTTATATGCATGAACCATTCTCATAAAGGTTGCTTTAGCGGTATTCACTGCATCTTCTAGAAAAAATTCTTCATTATGAGTTTTACCTGCTTCTGGGAAAAGTGTTACTTTATTTGGTTTTTTATTTTTTCTTTTTATATCATAAAATTTTCCACCTTTTTTAGAATTTTTTTTTTCTTCGAAAAAATCAATATCTTCCTTTACATTGGAAGTGTCTCTACCGTCAGGAGATCCACCTCTTTTACGCTGAATTGCATTATGTACTGATCCACGATACTCTTTAGCGCCAGATTCAACTTTACCATCGCCATCATAATCCTTGCCTGCCTTGGCGGCCGCAGTCCTGTCCCCACTTGTCCTTTCACCTTCATAAGGTTCGCCATACTCAGTCATTTCAACTGACTCAATATTTGGATTAGCACGAAGATCACTAATCTTATCACGAGTTGCATAACGAACATAAGAAGTTCCGTTTTTATCGGTTACTCTAACTTTATATTTTCTATCAGGCATACTGTTAAGTTCCTGAATATACTCCTCACCAAGAGTAGGTTCTTCTGTTTCTACACCTTCGACAAAAACTTTGAAGAGTGCTTTTGCAACAGAATTTGACGCAAACTCTTCAATGTTATAATCTTCTGCCATAGGTCTACCAAATATTTTTGCCTTAACTAGATTTCTTTCTTGCCCATTCAGACTACTATTTTGCATATATTGGGAATATGCTTGCCTAATATCTACACCTTCTCTTCTTGCACGATAACGAATATCATAAACTGCTTGACGAACTTTTTTCTCCACCTTTTCCTTCATATTAGTAGGTCCAGGTCTTTCTGCCCCAGCAGGTGCAGGTCTATTATCTCTAGAAGGAAGTTCTTCAAAAATTTTAGTAGTCATTGGAAAATTTAATACTTACTTTTTTCTAAATCTATTTATGAAATTAATACCATACGCTTTTCCACCCTGCTGTAAATTCTCAGAACCAGTTCCAATGGCGCCGGGTGTTTGTTCAGATGCATTTAAAAAATATCCAGTTGTTCCAATTAATGTGTTTCTTTTTCCTGGCATTCTCATTTGTCTGTCCATACTAACTTCAGTATATTTTTTAGTTTCCATCAAATCTTTGATCCAAGATTTAAACATCATTCCACCTTCAGTCACATAAATCAAGTAATTAGTGCCTCTCCGAATAATTCTACCAATAATACCAGTATTCAAATTTTCTACTAATTGTCCAATTTGAAAGATCTTTTCTGAAATATAATTCTCGCGCAATGTGTGTGCATCAAATTTGGGAGCTATTTCCCAAACATCATATCCTTCTTGTTGAATTTGTTCGATTCCCATGGATTGACGAAGAACATCAAAGAGTTCCATTGCATCTTTTCTAGAAACTTCTGGAGGAAGGCCGGCACGGAAAGTTTTAAAATCACCCTCTGCAGATGCAAGTCTCATTCTTGATGCAGAAACTCCTTCCACACCATCAGAATCAGGATCTCTATCACCAGAAGAAATTATTTCAATATTATCAAATTGATAGAGATTACCATTATAATTATTTGCCAATTTATCAAATTCTTTAACTCTATCAGATCCAGCAACGATTCTTACACTCGAATATCCATCATTATGTGCTTTTTTGAGGACATCGAAGATAGTTCTCATATTAACATCATTATAAATTCTCTCACTATGCTGAGGGAACATTTTTCTCATATAATAAATTTTTGTATCAGCATCCAAAGGATTTTTCTTTGCATCCTGAGTTCTGGAAGGAACAATAATATAATCACTTTGATCCTGTTCTGCAGAGGCCGAGGCAGTATCCATCAATTGAAGATGACCAACTGTTGGAGGATTAAAACGACCAAAAGCAATTGTCAAAGTTCCTAAAGTTTTTTCAACTGATGGTGGAGTAAATGGTTCTGCTGGTAATGGTTCTTGAACTTGTTGTTGATCTTGTGGAACTTGATCTTGTGGAACCTGCTCCTGGGGAACTGGTTGTTGTACCTGTTGTTGAGGAGCAGGTTGCGAATAAGATGTTTGTGATAAATTCCTTTCTTGTTCGGTTTGAGCAGGATCTTTTCCACCAATTATTTGGCGTTTATTATAAAACTTTAACTGCCCCTGAAAAGTTTTGGCGGTAAATTCTCCAGTTGATTTATTGTACCATCCCCCATGCCCATCTGTGACAAGACCCATACGAGTCGCCTGCTGGACGGCTTTACTGTTTGCTGCTTCAGTTATAAATTTTGAAAAACTTTTCATTTCCTATTCCATTTTTCCGGGATCAAAATACTCATAATTAATAAAATATACTTATATTTATGACTACCAATTCTTTTGTATTATAAAATTGGCGTGAGAGAACACTTCACGGTTGACCAATTTAAACATACCAAAGTCATTCGTCATCACATAACCTTCAGCATCAATTTGATCATTCTCAATATATGCCTCTGGTCCATTATTACGGCAGAGGTATAGAGCATCCTCTTTAATCGACTTTACCAAGTTCCAGAAATTAATCAAGTTTTTGTTTTCAAAGTCATCAGGATTGATCTCCCTACTTTCACGAATGCAGGCATTGAGTTGCTGTTTTAATTTGGCAGCATCTTTAGGAGTGGCAAACTGTACGGCGCCAGAAATACATTTAGCAAATTCACAAATCTCTTCAAGGTCTTCAAAATGCTCAGCACCAGACACAATAGATGCTTCAGGTTTCACAAACTTGACTGACTCAGTATCATACCAGATTGCACGATCAGGCATTGCCACGGCATCCCGAAGATCACTCTCTGCATAATAGCAAGTGTGAGGTGCGATGATAATATTCTGTGTAACTACCTCGGGAAATTTGTAAGTGATAATGTTGGGAGTATATTCAGAAAGTTTGCCAAACCCAATAAGGTCGCCCTGATAGATGCATTCCGTGCGAGGTAACCAATCAAAGCAAACATGAAGAATGTCTGCGACTCTACCTTCATGATTCACATCAATCTCTTCATGCGAATGATTGATTTTGATTTTCACCTTATTGAATACTGATTTAGTTCCAACAAAAAACTTTCCAGTAGCAGGATTTGTGGCCCACACAATCGCAGGAGCACCATCAATCTTCACAGAAAGGTGTCCGGGAGTCACAAACCAATTCAGTACTGACAGATCACCAGTCAGAATAGAATCTTCGGGATGTTCGAGGTGTGTGTTTTTCATTTGAGGTTTTGTGGTCATACCAGTATGATAGTGCATAATACTGGATCTGCCATCACACCTTGTGCCAGTTTAAAAAGTGGAAGCATCGGGACTCGAACCCGAAACATCTTGCTTGCAAAGCAAGTGCTCTACCAATTGAGCTATGCCCCCAATAAAAGAATTAAATCACCTAATGGATATTAGATCAAATAATTCTGGATGAAGTTTTCCATACTTCCTCATAATTTCTCCCGCTTTTGCATTTGCTTCATTTTCTGAAGGACTGCCAGGATTTGGATTCATTGCAACACGTTTAATAGATTGTTTGTAATGAACAATCTCATGAGCAACAGTTCTTAAGATGTCTAATGGATGGCGATTAATAATACTAACATAGATAATCCCATCACTATTCATCATACCAAATGCCCTGGTTTTCTTTGAAAAATCAGCATCATCAATAAGAATATATGGAATATCAATAGTCAAACTTAGTTCTCTTTTTAAGAAAACTATAAATTTTTTGAGAATTGAATTAAATTGAATTCTACTTATTGGTCTTCCCGTTCTTTTTCCAAGAATAGACATATTTTTTGAAATATTTATTACAAATCGCCCTGAACACGATTTTCTGAGCGATAAACATTAAAAGCGCCTTCTGGATAACGAGCACTCAGTTTCTCATAGTTCATTTCAAGAACTTGCTCAAATGTAATATCCAGTGCGATACAAGCTTGTGCGAGATACCAGCACAGGTCTCCAAGTTCACGCTTCATATGAAAGATATTCTCTTCAGTATAAGGTTTTCCTTGAAGAAAAATCTTTTTGACTACTTCGGTAAATTCACCTGCCTCGGCACTCATACCAAATGCAGCAGTCATCAGACGAGAAACATCAGCACCTTGCCTTTCCAGTTCATTCAAACGTTCAACAAGTTTTGGGTATTCACTACTTGCCGGACTGGTGGTTTGACGAACAAATTCAATATACTTATTAGGTTCAATAGTTGCCATATTTAAAACTTAAATCCTTCGAATGATTTTTTAGGTTTCTGATCTTCATCATTATACTCGGATTGCTGACCACTGTCAAGTATGTCTTTCTGAGCAGACTGTTCCACATCATAAAGTCTCATCTTTGCACGATCAATACCGACCACAAAACGTTTGAATACTGTTGGGTCATTATAACGATTCTTCAATTGCTTAACCATAATCTGTCCTAATCCTTCTAACTCTTCGGTAGAAATAAGGGCAAACATAAGATCAGCAGTAGCAGGGAGACCAAAGGATTCAGAAGTATCAGTAAGTTCAACATCAGAGTTCCCATAACCACTACGAGTAGTCTGGGTAGCGGAAACAATTGGGACACGGAATTCAACTGCCAATCCACGAAGTTCTTCTGCAATTGATTTAATATACGAATAAGAATTTGCAGAACCATTTGGTTTATGCCTACTGGAAGCACAAATATTAAGGTAGTCAATGAAAATAATATCAGGTCGGAATGATTTCTTAAGAGCAAGTTCATTTAAAAGTGCCTTGAAATGTCCTGAGTGTGCCGAAGCAGTAGGATACTCTTTAATGATTAGAGTTCCTTGAGTCTTTTTTGAGAGACTTGTTACTTTGTTCTCGAATGTTGAACGTGGGAGATCAACCAATTGTTGAATCGGAACATTGAGAAGGTTTGCATCAATTCTTTCTGCAATTCGCTCTTCCGCCATCTCAAGAGTGATGTAGAGTACGTTCCTACCCTGTAACAACGCGGAACTAGCAACATGACACATAAAGAGTGATTTGCCGACTCCCGTACCAGCAAGAGCAATATTGAGAGTCTTATTAGGGAGACCACCTTTTGTGATTTTGTTGAAATATTCCAGATCAAACTCAATTTTATCTTCTTTTCTGTGGTAGAAATCATAACGCTCCTCATAATTCTGAAGATAGTCGTGTCCAATGTTATTATCAAATGATACTGCTAAGGCATCGGAAAGAATACCAGGAATTGCGTCCCTATTCTTATTTCCATCATTACCATCAGCAATATGAATTGATTCCATCAGAGCAAGATAAATTGCTCGATCACGACACCACTTCTCAGTAGTATCTAGTAACCATTGTTTCTCCGCTACAGAATCATTGAGTGATGTGCAGATTTCACGAATATCTTTAACATCAGTCTCAGTTAAATCAATTCTATTCTCAATCTCAATACCAAGTGCTTCTTTGGTAATAGCAGAATTGTACTTGACAATAAACTGAACGATTTCCTCAAAGACTACTTTTTCAGACCTTTGCTCAAAATATTCGGGTTGTATGAAAGGTATAACTTTTCTAGAGTAGTCTTCATTATATACAAGGTTTCGGAGAATCGTAAGTTCAAGTCGTTCCATTATTTCAATTAAAGATTTCGTTTGTGGTGTGGTACGTCAAATACAAAAGTAATTCTAACGTTGTCTCCAATATTCACTGCTTTGTGTGGAAGTTTATTATTGAACCAAAAGAGTGTTCCTGGTTCAATAATCAAGGTTTCTTCGCCAACAGTATACTCGTATTTTCCCTGAATGGAAAGGTGATATCTATCTTTTGTAAGATAATAAGTTCCCTCATCAATATGAGAACCTACCATTTCACCGACAGGAAGTGCTAGAAACCCACAACGACGGAGTTTCTTAAAATACTTTCCCAAGTAATTCAGAATCTCCGTATGTTTCTCATATGCTGGAGTTCGAATACAGATTTCAGTATTACCAACATACTGGTTTTCCCTTTCAACTCCACCCATAATCAACTGTAGAACATCTGCAGTTGTTGTGTATTTTGTTGGATCTTGCTGTTTGGTATTCTCAATATTTTTTTGAGATCCCCAATCTTCTGGGTATTGGTGCAATTGATTCAATATCCCATATACATCAACTCCAGTTTTTATAACTCGAATATTTTTCATCATCCATAACTAAACTCTTTTTTTGCGATTTCATCAAGTGCTTGCATTACTTCTGGAGTAAAATACTTTTCTATATTTTTCAGTATTTCTTTTGCATAAAGTTTTTTACCATCCATTTCATATCTACCCGCAACATTCTTCCACAATCCACCCAATTCTCCAAGTTCAAGAAGACCATAGTACTTATCCAATCCACGTTCATCATAATAAAGACGAACTTCTACTTGTTGATTTTCCTTACTTAATCTGGATTTGGCAGTTTTACACTTAATGATGTTTCCAATCACATCAGTTCCATCTTTTTCTTTCTTTTTGGAAAGATAGATGATAGAAGATGCTGCATATTTAAGACCACTACCACCTCCCATTTCCTTGGTTGGAACATAAGCACCAATCACATCATAAGTGTGATTTGTTACAATCATAGGAATTTTTGCCTGACCCAACTTCAATGTGAGCATACGGAATGCACCTTTAATGAGTTGGGATTTGGTCATATCCCTTACCTCCTTGTCATTCAGGGCATCATTGATTTCCTTGCTTGTGGAAAGCATTCCCAAAGAGTCTAGCACGAACATACAAGGATTGCGATCTCCTTCTGGTTTCTTCATATACATATCAACTGCTTTCAGTGCCGTACCACGAAACTCTTCAACTGTAACAACATTGACCACCACAACTCTAGTTGTGTCAATGCCTCTTCCCTCCAGTAAGGATCGTGTGATTGCAGCTTCAGTATCAAAGTACAGACAATATCCAGTAGGATTATTATCAAGGAAATTTTTAACCACAGCCAAACTGAAGAAAGTTTTTCCAGTAGAAGTTTCCCCTGCAATTGCAGTAATCTTATTCCCAGAAACACCACCAAATATACTACCA